GTTCAAGTTTTGTAAAAAGCCCAGATACAATCTTGAAGTTTCTAGCGAGCGTCATGGGAGGAAGCGGCGCAGCAGCGAGCGCCGCGCTTGTTTCTGAAATGGTGCAGGGTTCAGTTGCTGGCGGAAAAATTCCCGGTGTTGCTACTGCAGCAGTAGCAAAGGCTAGCCCGAATGTTACCGCTGGTGCAGATGCTGCTAAAAAATTAGCAGAAGAATTGACTCGTCTTAACGAAATGACGATGACATCTACTGAAAAAACCGTTGCCGGTTTTGTAGAGTTTCAACAGGCTATTGATAGGTTGCTGCGCTCTGGCACTATCAATCAAGAAACCGCATCAGCACGGTTGATGGAAAAAATAGATGAGATTCTTCCCGAAGTAAAAGTTACCGGGAAGCGTGAAATCATACCGGGCGCGCAAGAAAAACTAACGCAACTTACAGTATTCGCCGAAGAAGCCGCGCGCCAGATGCAACAGTCATTCGCGGCTTTCTTGTTTGATCCGTTCCAAGACGGACTCAGAGGAATGCTCAAGGGCTTTGTCGATATGATTCGGCAGATGCTCGCCCAGATTGTTGCACAGCAGTTATTGGTGGCGTTCTTCGGAATGTTTACAGGCGGAAGCGGATGGCTTGCTAACTTTTCAAAAGCCGCCGTCTCGTCATTGCAAGGCAAGGCAATGGGCGGCCCTGTATCCAAAAACACGCCATACATCGTCGGCGAGCGTGGCCCAGAGTTGTTTGTGCCAGGCTCATCTGGTGGCATTGTGCCGAATGGCGCAATGATGGGCGGTATGACTGTCGCGCCGGTGTACAATATCGACGCACGAGGCGCGACGGCTGATCTGCAATCGGCACTGCCGGGCATACTGCAAGAGAACAACCGCCGCATCTTTGAAGAACTTGACCGGCGCTATGGGGTGGGACGATGACGGACTACGTATTGCCTCCCGATCTTGTGGCCTCCGATGTTGAGTGGTCGCTGATCGACAACACGGCGGTTTTTTCCTCAGCCCTCTCCGGCTCCACGCGGACGTACTCACGGCCCGGTAATCGCTGGTCGTGTCGGCTGATCTTCCGCGCGCCCTCTGCCGCCAAGCGTCGGCGGTTGCTGTCCCTCATTGCCGCGCTGCGCGGTCGGGCCAACCGGCTGCACCTCTCCGACCCGGCTGGCGCGTTTGCGGGATCATTCAGCAACGCTGAATTGCTGACCAACAATGCCGCCGTGACCAACACGACCGGGTGGACCTCGAGCGATGCCGAGTTGGCGCTGTCGGCGGACTCACACTTCGGGCTGCGGCTTACCCGCACGGGCGTGACTGGTGACCGCTACGCTTACCAATCCGCCCTCACCACAGTAACCTCCGCCCCGTATGCCGTGCGCTTCGTGCTCGGCGCTGGTAAGGGCAACGTGCGCGCGGCGGCTATGGCTGGCACGTCGCAGGGCGCATCTGGGCTGCTCTCTGGCACGCTGCGGACTGCGGCGGGCAAGTACGTCGAAACCTTCACCGCGTCCGGCACGTCGTCCCACGTTTCGTTTTACGACTACATCTCGGGACGCGCGGCTAACGACTTCCAGTTTCTGACCTATGGGTCGGTCGCCCGGTGCGGGTTAGTCAATGGCGCTAGCCAAGTGGGCGGAGGGCTGAACATCGACGGTCTGCCGACTTCCACCGACGGCCTGGCACTGGCGGGCGATTGGGTTGAGATCAATGGCGAACTCAAGCGGCTGACGGCTGACCTTAACTCGAACGGCTCGGGGCAGGGCTACCTCATGTTCGAGCCGACGCTGCGAACCTCCCCGGCTGACAATGCTCCGGTGGTTTTCCGTAACCCAATGGGGCGGTTTATGCTTGCAGATGAGCGGGTGTCGTGGGCGACCCGCCCCGGCATCATCAGCGACGTTGAGATGTCACTGATCGAGGACATTGCGTGAGCAGAATAGTCAGCGGCGACAATGCCGCAGAGGCCGAAAAAGCATCGGTCTGCATGGTGGTACTTGCCGAACTGGATTTCGGCTCCGGCATCGTCCGCGTCCACGATGGCGTCGGGGAGATCACCTTTGCCGGACTGCTCCGCATGGAAGACGGCGATAATCTGCAAACGGAAGTTCCCGAGAACATTTCCCTTGAGGCTGCGGCCGAAACCTTCTACGGGATCGGTCAGTTTGGCGGCATCGACATCGTAGACGAAAGCATTGAGGTTATCGCACGCGCCATAACCCTAACGCTTTCCGGCGTCGATGCCTCGCTTGTGTCCACCACGATGACCGAGAACTATCAGAATCGCGCGGTCGTCATTTATTTGGGATTCCTAAATGAGACAGACCGGACATTCGTAGACACGCCGGAGGTGGTGTGGGAAGGGCGCATGAATCAAATGTCGCTCAACATTGCCAAGAACGTGGCAGAGATCAAGTTGACGTGTGAATACCGCCTGCGGCGCGAGCCGCGCATCGGGCGGTACACGGACGAAGATCAACAGGTGATCTTCCCCGGCGATCAGTTCTTCGACCTCACCTATGCGATTCCCGGCTTTGTGTCTCAGTGGGGCAATCGTGACGCGGCTTACGGCGGCGGATTCCCAGGTAACGACGGCAGCGGTCGCGGCACTGGCGGACAACCGGCGAAAAAATGAAACGCGCAGACTGGCTCGATAAAATGTGGGAAACCATCGAGGCGCACGAGGGCCGCGCGTTTGCGTGGGGCGTGGATGACTGCTGCCTCTTTGCCGCGCGTGTTTACGATGCGATGCACGACACGCACCACGCCGAAGCACTGGCCGCGCGCTATCACGACGAGGCGAGCGCGCTCGAGTACATCGAAGCGCAAGGCGGCATTGGCCCTGCGGTCTGCGAGTACCTCGGCGAGATGCGGCGCACTCGGCCAATGCGCGGCGATGTCGTGCTGGTAGAGAACGAAGGGCGTGAGATGCTCGGCATCTGCACGGGCCGCGCTGTCGCTGCGCTTGGGCAGAATGGCCCGGTGACGTTGCCGAAGGCTTCGGTTATGGGGGTCTGGTAATGGGCGCAGCAATTATGACGGCGGCGAAAGGCGTCGCGCTTTGGTTCAGCGCCAACAAAGTGGCCGCTACCGTAATCAAAACAGTTCTGACGCTCGCAGCGACTACGGCAATCAGCAAGGCATTGACGCCACGTCTGCGTACAGCAATGCCAAAACAGGATGTTGAGTATTCCGGCACGGTTGAAAGTCGCCGCATTATCTATGGCGAAATGCTCATTTCCGGCATGAATGTCATACCGCCGCTGGTATCGGGCACGAATAACGAATTCCTGCATCAAGCCCTTGCGCTGTCTGGACACGAACTGAACAGCATCGGCCAAATCTATTTCAATCGCACGGCCATCGGCACCATCACGGCGATCACTGGATCGGATGACGATGGAAAGGTTACGAGCGGCGCGTGGAACGGAAAGGCATGGGTGCGTGCGTATCGCGGAACCAATGAGCAGACGGCTGACTACAAACTGAATACAGCATTCACCGAGTGGACTTCGGGCCATCGTGGTCGTGAGGTTGGATATATCGCGCTGACGTATCAATTCGATGAGACGGTGTACAAAACCGGCAAGCCGGAAGTGACCGCGCTCGTGGAAGGCAAGCGAGTCTATGACCCGCGTCTGGATTCCACGCAGCCAGGCGGCGTTGGCTCGCAGAGGCTTGATGATCCGTCCACGTTTACCTACTCATCGAATCCTGCTCTCTGCCTTGCTGACTATTTGATTTCCACACGACTCGGACTAGGCGAGGATACCGACCGCATCGACTGGGTGTTGGTTGCTGACGCTGCGGATATCTGCGACGAACTCGTGAACATCCCCGGCCCGGCTACACAGAAACGGTACACGTGCAACGTTATCTTGAGTGCAACGGATCGTTTCGAGGACAACATTAGCAAACTCGCCGATGCAATGTCGGGCGTGTGTTACTACTCTGGCGGATTGTGGCGGATGTTTGCTGGCGCGTGGCAGTCGTCATCGTTCACGCTCGATGAGTCGGACTTGGTGGACAACGGACTGAGCGTGACGACGGCGTTTGCGTATAACGAGCGATATAACTCGGTGCGCGGTAAGTTTATAAACGGCGACAAGAACTGGCAGGAGATGGAATTCCAGCCGGTTATTAACACGTCATACGTGAGCGCCGACGGCGAGCAGGCATGGCTAGATGTTGACTTCGCAGCCTGCACCAACGAGTACGAGGCGCAGCGTCATGCCATCCTGCTTTCGCGCCGCAGCCGCAATGGCACGGTGGCGACGATCCGCGCGGGAATGTCGGCCTACAAGATTCGCCCGTTCGATGTCGGGCAGATCACGATTGCAGAGTTAGGCTGGACAAACAAGTACGTCCGCTGCGAATCGTGGCAGTTCAACCCGGCTGGGTTCGTCGAGTTGGTCGTGCGCGAGGAAGACTCGAGCGACTGGAGCGATCCGGTTGTGGGCGATTACGAAACCCCGACGTCTGTCAGCACTCCGGTGCCATCGACATATATCCCAGCCCCGCCCTCTGGCCTCACGGCCAAGAACTTGGCAAGCGGCTTCAACCTTTCGTGGACGGCCCCGGCTGTACTGCCTACCGGCTCGGTTTATGAAGTCTACGAGCACACCTCGGTTACGCCATTCTCATCGGCTGTCCGCATCTGGTCGGGCGTGGCAACGTCGGTGTTCATCCCGCAAAACGACACGACGACACGATACTACTGGGTGCGTGTGCGGACGGATGCGGGCAACACTTCGACCACCGAGCCAGCCACCAATGGCGTGGCCGCTGCGGCCGACTCTCTCCCCGGCTCGCTGACCGCTACCGTCGCCCCATCGTCTGTCAGCAAGACAGACACCGGCACGTCGATTACCACGGCCTCTGTGACGGTCACGGCTGCGGGTGGCACGCCAGGCTATACCTACTCATGGGTTCGCACTAGCGGCTCGACATCAATTGCGGCGGACTCTGCTTCCTCTGCCACGACCACCTTTACCGGCTCAAGCCTTGCGAGCGGCTCGACCTATAGCGCCGTCTTTACTTGCACCGTGACCGACGCAGCAGCCGCAACGAAAACCGCAATCGTCTCAGTAGAGATCACGCGCATTGCAATGACCGCGAGCGCCTCGCCGACAACACTTAGCAAGACCGGATCAGATGCCACACTGACGACGGTATCCACCACCGTGACCGCCTCCGGTGGCACGACTCCCTATACATATTCCTGGGCGTTTGTGTCCGGTGACAGTTTCACCATCACAAGCCCGAGCGCGGCGACGACGACATTCAGCGCCACGCTCAACGAGGATGAGTTTGTTTCGGGCATCTACCGCTGCACGGTTACAGATTCGACAGGTGGCACCCCGCTGACCGCAACGGCGGACGTGCCGGTAACGATTACGAGACTTGGTGGAGGGGGAGTGCCGCCATGATGAACACGAACAGAGGCGCGGATATTGCCGCAGGCGTTTCGATTGCAGCGGCGGGCACCAGTTGGTTTTCAAGCGCAAATGAGATCGTCACGTTTATTGCTGGCGTTACGGCCATTATCGTCGGATTGTTTGCAATCATCTCTCATTCTCTGACCATCAAAGAGAAGATTGCAAACAGTAAAAAGTAGGGGGCACTATGGACATATTCGAGATGTTTACCAGAGCGTGGCCCGTCATTCTTGCGCTCATCACGCTGATTATTGTCTTGTCAAAACTTGACCTACGGGTGGCGGTTCTTGAAGACAAGATGAAATCCGCCTGGGATCTGATAAATAAAAAGGCCGACAAATGAGAGATGCAAACGCCGGTTTCAGCATGGAAAAGATTGCGGATATGCTGTTTCCTGTTTTGCTGGCAGCCGTTGGCTGGCTGCTTTCTGAGATTACCTCTTTTCAGAATCGACTGATCGCCATCGAAAGCAAGATTCCCATTCTGATTACAAATGAAGGCGTCATCATTGACAGCCCGCAATCTGCGGCGGCACGGCAAGAAATGAAAGACGACTTAATGCACGATATCCACGATCTGCAAGTGCGCGTGAAGTTGATGGAGGAGCGTCAAAAATGATGACAATGATCAGCACCTTTCTTTCATTCCTTGCGGGTGGCCTGCCCAAAATCCTCGGGATGATGCAGGACAAGCAAGACAAGAAGCACGAACTTGCTTTAGTCGCAGCGCAAAAGGAGCGCGAGTTGGCGCTGGCTGAGCGCGGGTTGATTGCACAGGCGCGGGTTGAGGAAATAAAACTTGAGCAAATCCAGACCGAGACCGCTGGCGAAGAGCGGCAAGCCTTGTACCAGCACGATATTGAGATCGGCAAGGGTGCGAGTCAGTGGATGATTAACCTGCGGGCCAGTGTGCGCCCTGTTGTGACGTACATCTTTGTGCTGGAGTTGGTCGCGCTCAACGTGGCCGGTGTTTGGTACGCCTACACGACGGGCATTCCGTTTGCGGTCGCAATGGACAACGTATTCAGCGATGACGAGATGCTGATTCTCTCGAGCATTATTGCCTTTTGGTTTGGGACACAAGCATTTAAGAAATGAAAGCGTCGGCCGCAGCCATCAAGATGGTCAAGCACCATGAGGGCGTCCGCACGCGGCCGTATCGGTGCCCGGCGCTGCTCTGGACTGTCGGCGTCGGCCACGTTCTTGACCCATCACACGCAGCGGTGAAGCATGAAGAGCGGCGCAGTCTACCGATACCCGCAGGCTGGGATCGCACACTCACGATGGACGAGGTGGACGCTATCTTGGCTCAAGACCTTGCGCGGTTTGAGCGCGGCGTGGCCCGACTTTGCCCTGCTTCTGTTAATCATCAAGGCCAATTTGACGCCCTAGTTTCGTTCTCCTTCAACGTGGGGTTGGGCGCTCTCCAGCGCAGCAGCATACGGATGCGCTACAACCGAGGTGACATCGAGGGCGCGGCCGATGCGTTTCTTATGTGGACAAAAGCAGCGGGCAAGGTGTTGCCTGGGCTAGTCAAGCGACGGAACGATGAGCGGTCAATGTTCTTGAGTCAATAAGGACGAAAAATGAAAACCGGCATCCCTAAAAGTTTCAAACTTCTAGGGCACAACATCACGGTGCGAGTCATCCCGCGCAGCC